GTGTCGAATACGTTCTTACCAGACAGCAGGAATGCTTCTTGCGGAGTGCAAGGATACTCCTGCTTTATCAGGTCTTTATCCAGATACTTGTCGTATTTGTTCCAATACCAATAAAGCTGCCCCGGCTCAAGATGCTTTTCATCTCTCAGCCAACGCAGCCTATCCCATATCCATCCTTTTTTCGTGTCTATCTCATACAGGAAGTCAGCCTTGTATTCCTCATTGCGGAAGTCAATGCTGTATTCCTTTGTACGCCACCACTCATAGAAGCAGTTGACATGAACTCCGCTGTTCCACATGGCTTGATAGTCATTGTAGCCGTTGGCGGTACTCTCATATATCTTGATACAGTTCTTCGTAAAGGCTTCACCCAATGCGCCCTGTATCGGTGCAATGCCGTCTTTCCAGAAAGCACACTCAGAGCCATGAAAGAAGTTGACTGTACGGGAGCGGCCTACATCCTTTGTAGCTGTATCGACTGCCCAGCTAGAGTTAATCTTCTCAAACAATAGCTGTTTCCGGTTGTTGTACTTCTCCGTAGGCTTTAGCACTTCCGGTAACTGACTGTATGGAAACTTCGCTTTATTCTGGAATATAGCTTCGCTGTTATCGCTTTTGTCAGCTAGGGTATATCCTTGGAAGTTCCGGTTTAAGATGCTACACGCAAGCTGATATGCCGTTACAAGGGTAGTAAAGCCTTGCTGTCTGCCCTTTAGCACAAGCAATGATATGTCAGTGATCTCGCCGTTCTCAAAGTCTGCTATAGCTTTGTTCAGCGTATCAATGAAATCATGCTGCACTTCATTCAGGAAGAACGGCATTGTCTTCTGATTCTTGTCTACCACGATGAAGACTAACTCTATCAGCTTTTCAGGATTGCGCTTGACCTCTGCCAGCAGTTCCGTGTCTGTCATCATCTCATTAGCGATAGCCGCTCTGAGATTCTTGTCATACTCAATGCTGTGCAGTTCTTCCCATTTTTCTCTCCGCTTCTCTATCAGATAGTCAGCAGTGTATTTCATAACAAGTCCTCTAGTTTCATGTTGACTTTTGCTTCAACCTCTTGTTTAGAAGAGAACTCGTCTTTATTTCTGCGTTCCAGCCACCACACAGACAAGCCTGTATCTCCGTTTTCAATGGCTTCAACCACATTCAGCTTTGCTTGTGTAGATGGATTACTCCGCAATTCTTCCATTCTGTCGGAAAACTCAGGGTGAATCTCAAGGTAATCATAGAATGCAGACCTTGAAATATCCGCATAGTGACAGCATTCCGTCACATTCAGACCTTTCATAAATCCGTATTCAAGTTTTGCTACAACCTCATCCGTCATTACTGTTGGTCTGCCGCCTTTATTCTCTGACACTATGCTCACCCTCTTTACATGAATATTTAAAAAAGAACTCCGCATTACGGAATCCTTGGTCTCTGTATACAACATGGTAGACGAGATGATGCACCATAGGCGATGGCAGGAGAGGTCAAACCTACCACCGCCCCCGGAGATTGAGGTATTTTACGGCACTCCCCCAAATGCCGCTGGTGCTTATAAACGGAAAAAAGCACTCACCTCGAAAGGTAAGTGCTTCTTGCCACATAGAGATTTTTGAAACCATTCTCTTCTTATACCATATATCAGAAAGTAGTCACATTCAATAGTATTTACTCACAAGAACTCACAAACCTTTTTGTGTATTCTCCATATATCCCTTGGCATATATTTGTAAGCTTTGTCAATTGATTCCGTCTATCCCCGGGTATATAATAAAGTCAAGCTAAAGGACACGACAAACTGACTGATTTCTGAAAGGAGATACAACATGACTATTACTGGCGTATTCCATTCCGACCTCCGCATCCGATCCAAAGCTGATGCTCTTAAGTTCTATGATTGCATCAAGGCTTGCACCCTCATTCCATACAACGATACCTATAAACTCCGTATCGAGCCGAACAGATGCTTTTCTGTTATCAGCAAGCAGTCCATCGCAGATGGCACGGCATGGATGCACCCCAGCAACTATGACGAAGACGGTACTTTCGCTTATAACTACCGCAAGTACATCAATGCCTACCTGAAAGGGGAGGACTGACAAAATGGCAAGCGAAGCACAGCGCAAAGCAATCCAGAAGTACAAGCAGAAGGTCAAGCGTATCCAGCTTGAGTTTTCCCCGGCAGAGTCCGATACGTGGGAACACATCCAGAGCCAAGAGAAGAAGCAGACCTACATCAAGAATCTAATCAGAGCGGATATGGATAAAGGAGGACAGCATGCACATTATGAGACAAAAGTGGATGTAGGGCAGGAGTTCTGGACGATTGACGGCACGAAGCACTGGGTTGCGGAAATCCGCATCTGCGAAGATAACTTCATCTACTATGTGTATGACTTCTTCTATGACGAGTGCTATGATACGTTCAGAGACGAAGACATTGGCACGAAGATATTTCTGTCCAAAGAGGATGCAGAACTGGCCTTATCCAAATGATTATGCGAAAGAGGGAGTCGTTAAGACTCCCCCTTTTTTTCGTCCAAAATCCTCTGCACATTGGCAATCGCCCGTCCATGCGTAGTGGTTGCCCAGCCATATTCCTTGTGGTAGTGGCCGGCAATCTCCTGCAAGGACATGAACTGGATATATCTCTTGTGGAGGACATTGTATTCAATCGGACTGTTAAGCTGCTCGATGGTCTGAATCACACCTCTCTTTGTATCAATCAGCTTATCTATCAGACTGTCAATCTCTCTCTCCATGTCCACGCATTTTTCGATAGCATCAGCCATCTTTGCATTGCTCCCGGAAGCCTGCACTCTCTCGCCGCCCCTGTTGGCAGTGATACCAAGCGCAATATCCTTCCATTGCCTTTGCTCTATCAGTTTGTTCTTGATGATGGAGTCAATCATCTCCACCCGTTCAAGATATAATTGCGCTTCGCTTTTCTTCCTCACATATCATCGCCAACCTTTTCAAATAGTTCAGCCATACGATCATCGCAAGCACGAATCCGCTCCACGGCTTCTTTGAGTGTCATATCCTGCGAATGCACAAGATTTCTCCGCTCCGCTTCCATGATTCCGTTTAGTGCTGCTGGAAGAGTAGAGTAGTATTTGGCATCAGCAAGGTATTCCTCTTCGCCGTCTTTTGTTTTTCTAGTCTTCGGCTTTCCGATGGTATAGCACCTGTTATCTGCATCAATGCCCCAATCGTTAATCCTAATCATAAGAACCTCACTTGTATTTGATGTCGTACCGAATATCTTTCAAATAAGGGTATCTGTCCTTGAAGGGAATCGGCTCGATACGCTTGTTTGCACAGATGTCCTTGAATGCTCTCTGCATTTTCTCCTGCATCACATCAGCCATCTTGTCTCTAGGATCAATGGCAGGATGATACTTTTTCCGATTTTCCTCCCACGCATTTGAAATACGCATGATACGGTCGTATCCCCAGCCAAGTTCCTCTCGCAGAGTCATTTGCAGAGTATCAATCATAAACTGTCTGGTAATATACTGAACCTTGATGGACAGGTCTTCCGTTTTTTCATCCTGTCTCTTCATCCATCCCGATTGTTTACTCATTTGCCCCTCCGTTTCTTCTGTGACAGACATACTCCGTCCACCTGTACACGCCGCTTTTTCGTCTCTAACAAATGGTGACAGAAGCACATACCAGTAAAAGCATGGTGAACATCGCCCCAGTATTTACACTGCTTGCATTGCTTAATGTCGGCAAGATAGTCCTCTTTCTCTCTCGGATGATTAGGGGGCAGTTTTAATTTCTGTCTCCAATGGGCAACAGTTCTCTCGTCCACACAGAAAACAGCGGCTATCTGTTTATCTGTCTTGCCATCATCGTATAATCGTATCGCCGCATCAGGATCAAGTCTTGAAAATATCGGCGCACAAAAATAAGCCATTATGTAATCTCCTTCTTTTTTCGTCCTCGCTTCTGCTGACCGTATGTTGATTCATATTGGTAGTTATATCCTGTCAATCTATATGGATGCTTCACCTGATTCAGACATCTTGTAGAGATGGAGTTATGTGAGATAAATTCTTTTTCCGCCGCTTCTCTGGCAGAACGATACAAAGCAACGATATTTCCTGCTTTATCAATCTTCACGACTGCTTTTCGCCTAGAATGGCAGGAAAGTTTTCCAACATCTTTCCTCGGCTTGAACTCCAAGTTCCAGATAGCGTTGTTCAGCTTCATTCCGTCCTTATGGATAATAGCATAGCCTTCTCTTCTGCCACCCAT